AGGTGCATCATAACAATGAATGTTAGGATATTTCTCCTCGCCTGGGCCACCTAACAGTTCGTATAATGAGTTTATTTCATTGGTGTTTTTATAGTAGGTGTCGTGATTCCCTGCCATAATATGGACAGTGATACCTCTATCAACAAAAGGTTTGATAAACCTTTCACGCAAGTCTTTTGCAATCTTATATGAAACAAACTTACGTCTGTCCATAAGGTCGCCCAAATGAATAACCGTTTTAATGTTGTGTTCATCTAAGTAAGGAAAGAAAATCTCTTCCCAAAACTTATAGAAGTATTCATTAAATGCTAAACTATCATTACGGGCGCCAAAGTGAGTATCAGTTATCAGCGCTATTTTCATTTATATCGTCACCTTCATCATCATAAAATTTTTCAAGGCCTTTTGGCTCACTCTTCTTTTTCTTCTTAGGTTTATATACATCTTCAGCTGGTAGAAAGTTCTTCTGTAGATAATCGACAAACTGTCCTTGTTCCATATCTTCTCCAACTGCAAGAACATCAACACTCATGTTCTCAATTATTTTGTGTCTGATGTGTTGTTGTTTCTTTTCTTTTTGTATCCTACGAATAAAGGCGTAGTAAATAATTTGTGTGAAATACGCAAAAGGATTGTTTGATTTATCTGGATTGAAGTTGCTACAATACTGTAGACAGTTTTCAATACCATCAGAAATCATTTCTTCTCTATAGGTGTAATTGATAAAATTTGGTCGGTAAGAAAGGTGGTTTGCAATTTTCAAGAAGCATTCGCCGATATAATTAGTCACTGGTGGTTGTGGTTCACCTAGTTCCTCAGCCTCTTTGCAACGCTCTTTCCATTCTTTCATTGCTTCTAGGAACTGTGCATTATTGACATAATGCGCTCCTTTTGGTTTTTTAGCCATAATAACTCCACATATATTGTCGCTTAAAGTGCGATTAATAGATACATCATACTATATCTTGATTCAGATGTCAAGAGAAAAATAATTATAAAAAATCTATTGACTTTCTCTTGACAAGAGGGTATATTTACTATGCTGGGTTTGAGAATGAATAGATCTAATGTATAAGCTTAGAGTCTGGACTACCAAACTCCTCATCCCATTGTTCCTCAACAATATCATCTAATTCTCTATTGGTGGGAGCTCCAGTTAATACATCTTCATCCTCCAATCTAGATTTACTAACACAATACTCATAAAACTTTGATAACCCATAAGAGGCCTCAGTAAGTACGATGATTTGAGACTTGGGGATATCATATGTGTTGGTTTTAGCAAAGTGAATCCACCTTTGTAAAGACAAGGCTTCTTCTATACCATTTCTTGTTGCTTTTGGATATGAATTTAATTTCATAGGAGAGGTTACACTAAGATAGGGTGAATCTAAAGACTGAACAACATCACAAATAATCTCTTCACCACTAGACAGCTTTAGTATTTTTATATTATTTTCTGTCATTTTAGTTTTATCCTTTTAATTTCATAATCAAATTGCTCTTCATTATAGATATTTATTCGTTCCATGAAATGGTTAATTGTAAAGTTTCTTTTTGATTTATAGGTGAGGTCATCAGCAATATCAAAGAGGATAGCGGAATCCTTAGTTTCACTCCTACGCAATCCACGGCCAATTGATTGCAAGGTACGAACTCTGGACTTACTTGGACTTGAGAACACGATGTTGTGAAGATTCCTAATGTTAATACCAGTAGAAAACGTGCCATAAGATGCAACGATAATGGCATCCCTCTCTTTTTCTGTAATTGCACGAATATCCTCTCTGGTTTGGGTGTCAGTACCACCAAACACATAAAACACTTTTCTATCTGTGTTAGACTTAATCATATCATAGATAACACTTCCGTGTTTCTCTACAAATTGAAATAGCACCAGTGTATTGCCTTTTAGTGCCAATGTCAAGTCTTTTATAAATTCATTTCTTTTTGGGTGTGTAACAATAAAATCAATTTCATCTTGATAGTTCATATCCTTTACGAGTTTACACTCATGTTCTGGATATGTTAAGACTAGCGCCCTAATCTTAAATTCAGCTAGTGTCTTTTCATCTATCAGTTCTTTTGTTGTAATAACTTTATTAAGTGTTCCAAATAATCCTTCTAGTACTAGGCGATGCGTTTGCATACCATCCAGTGTACCAGTTAGTCCAAACCTATATTTACACAAATGAAGTTTTGTAAGAATTGAAGTAAGAGATTTTGCCTTGAATAAATGAGCCTCATCACCAATAACGCAACCAAACTGTTCAAAGTATTTTGTAGGAAACTTGTAGATAGACTGCCAAGTAGAAATGACAACACGTTTAGTTACATTCTTATCATGCCCACTGTATATCTTCTGCATATACTCTTCTTGCCATCCATAGTCGATAAAATCAGAATACATCTGTTCAACCAGAGATGTTGTTGGAACAAGAATAAGGATTTTGTCTTGTTGAGTTTCTTGTAATAGTAATTGATAATACCTTACCAGAATATAGATTATAAGTGACTTACCAGAAGCAGTAGGGCTAAGAAGAAGGGCCCTATGATTTCGGATAGCATAATCCACGGCATCAATTTGATAATCACGAGGTTTGATATTTCTTCCACTGGATCGAAGTCTAAGCTGTCTAATGAATCCATCAAGAGTTGGTCTGTCGATAGTTTTTTCATTTTTTAATTCCTCACTTATTGTAAATTCTTCTTCATAGTCTGTCAAATATTTTTGTAGATATGGTAGTAATCCAAGATAAAGTTCTCCTGTTGATGGAGAAAATAGTCTAATCTTTCCATCCCAAATACGATTTCGATACGCAGGCATAAAACGAGCGCCAGGAACTTCAAACGTAAAGAAGTCAGAAATCGCCCTTGCAGTTGAGGGTTCAGTTTCTACTTGTAGGTATACTTCATTCTTTTTGGTGATTTTGGTCATTTAAATTTAGGCCCAAGTACCCATCCAACTAAACTTTTGCGTACACCTTTAGTAATTGGTCTTACTCTATGCCAATAGTGCGATTGAAAGAAAAAACCAGTATTTGGTTGTCTTTTAATTGTTGTATATCTTTTTTCTTCCTGTGGGTTTCCTGTTTCTATATCAAACTCACCACCTTCATAATCATCATTCAGAAAAATAGAGAAACTAATCTTCCTCACTCTACCATCATCATATGGTTTGTTGTGTTGGTCAATATGCCATCCAAACTCATCTTCAACAGAATACTCTGCATATTGTAGTGGTTCGATAACATCAATATGAAAATCCCACCCAGCATTTTTATTTGCCGCTTGTGCATATTCCAAGAATGTTGTTAAAACATCTTTATCATTAATCCAATCAACCTTAGTGCTTCTGCGAACTTGTCCACTCGCACCCACTATCTTTGCGTCCTCTAACTGAGTATTAACTTTTGCGAGAGCTTTAGATATGGTTATTGCACCAATACGTTCAATGATGTATGGTTGACAATACCTCATATTGCCCCATCCACAAATTTACGCCATTCAATTGCGTTTTTAATATCCCAACCACGAGACTGAATTTGTTTCAGAATCCGTTCACAGGAATCTTGACACATCTTATAGTATTCTACTTTCTGTTTTGCTTTGATGAGTTCTTCATCAGAATCCAGATAAAGTGGAATATCTTGTTTTAGAATTTTGTGGTCAAAGGGATTGTCACGATAGACTTCTGGCGATGCTTTACCACCATAGTATTCCCACTTCTTACGTTTGAGTACATTGTAAGTACCCTCATTCATAAGAACGAGTTGTCTAAAGTTATTGTAGATGGTTAGGTATTTTTGATGTAGACTTGCAGACCTAAGTGATTCATCACCAAGTTCTATATTGTCGATTTCTAAGTCTTTTGCGGCCTGAGCCTGTAGTTCTTCAAGTGTCATTATATTTCACATCCTAATAATAAAAGTGAGCAGAGTGGGTTGTAACTTGCGTTACTATATTATTCCATAACTTTGGAATTCAGAAAAAGATTGATCAAGTCAACCATTGTCTGCTCGGTATATTTATAAAGTTTCAAATTCGTAAAAATCGTATTTAAAACTTGCAGTTGCCGTTAGTTGTTCTGTGTCAGTAACCTGTGTATTATATGTCAATCCAGAAAGAGAGTTAGGATAACAATTTTTGAAATTCACTCTGAGTGTTGGATTATTTTTATTTGTAAGAAGTGTAAGGGTTGCATCAGAAGCCATAGTATTTGGATTATTTAAATTTGATGTATTAGGTCTCAATTCAGAATTTTCTAAAGATGCAGTTCTAAACTGTTCAGTATCCTTTGGAAAACCAATTCCAGTAATCCAATCATGTACTTCACGATAGTTTGATAAATCTTCATTCACGAGGAATGTTAATTCTAAATCTTCAAATTCAAGTGTATCTCCCATTAGAGCAATACTCTTAAAACGTGTATTCATATTTGCTTCACCACTAAAACTAATGCCAGGCAAGTTTACAGATGTGACAAAATATTCTACGTTAGGTGTTTTCAACAAATTAAATCTAAACTGAGTCGGTGATGCAAAGTCTAGATTATTTGGTTGTCGTGCAAGTGGATTAAGTTTTACCATAGTTTTCTTCCTTTATAGTATTTATAAAGAAAAAAGGGGAGAGCAAAAGCCCTCCCCTAAGTTCAGAAACAAGTTTCTTATTATTATTACATGATGTTCGTAACTTGAACTCTTCTGTAATATACGTTGTCGTTAGCAGTGATTGCACCACTTCTGACTGTAGCACCACCAGCAAATGGGT